TTGCAATGCTATTTGATACCCATGCATAATCTGTACCATTCCAACTTAACACTTGATTAGATGTCGCAGTACCTTGGTTCAAGTGTGTATCAACATCACTATTTGCATATGAACCACCACCGCCACTACCTGATCCAGACGTTGCTTGATATTTAATGCAAGCGAGTAGGGCTATGTTTCTTGGACGGGTTTCTGTACCGCCAGTGCTACTTGTGGTAACAGTCCCTGTTGGGGAAGAAGTCCCCTGCAGTGGTACGCCGCCAGCCCCCGTATTATAGTGTGTTGAGAATGTGTGAGTGTGTGCTTTTAGCTCATCCGCTTGAGCCGAGCCAAAGGAACGACTGGTATCAATTCCACGGCTATCGTCCCATCCACGCATAAACTCGCCACGAAGGTCAGGCACGTTAAATGTAGTGGACCCATCACCAGCACCATACGTAGTTCCAATAACTGTAAACAAATCAGCATAAGTTGTCCTCGATACAGCATCACCATTGGCTTTTATGAAATTCGTAGGGGGTGTGTTGGCTGAATGATAAATTACCGTACCAACTGGAACTGATTCACCTGTTCCTGTTGCACCATCTGTAATTCCATAGCCAGCTAAAGTAGTTGGAGTACTTGTTAAATCTGAAAATGCTACATTAGCAGATACAGCTTGTGAAAGTCCTAATTTTAACCAGTTCGCACCATCATATTTCCAAGTTTTTCCACTTAAAATATACGTATCGCCCGTAGTTGGATTTGTTGGATATGACATTATGAAATCCTTAGAAATATAGTAACTGTTGTTGAATTCGCAGCAGTTGTTGATAAATTATAAGCCCCGCCGACAGACATGCAGCGCCATGTGCCGCTAGGCGCAGACCCTGACATGCCATAGTAACTTGGACTGTAAGAATAAGTGCTACTATACCGAAGTGAACTGCCCGATACATCTGTGCCAAGAGATGTAGTGCTACCATCAGCTTTACCAAGTAGTGAGTAAGTACCAACACCTCCAGCTGTTGTACTACCTGATGCACTACTCAAGTCTGCATGATTTGCTAGTTTAATCCAATTACCGCCATGAGCAAAGTAACCTGCTCCTGTACCGTGAACATGAGCAAACATACCGTGATAGGTGGTTGCACTTGGCAAATCACCTTCTGTAGCATACATATTCGCGTATAGTATCTTTCCTGTGGTAGTGATATCAAATGTCTGTGCGTCCAGATTGCCACCAAGCTGTGGTGTGGTATCTTCAACTATGTTGCTGAGAGAACCGCCACCGCCACCAGCAGACGTTGCTTGATATTTAATACAAGCAAGTAGGGCTATGTTTCTTGGGCGGTTTTCAGAAGAATTAGACGTTCCACCGGTGAAATCTGTAGACGCATTGTTGCTTGAAAACACTCCGGTACCAACTACTATTCGGTCATGATTACCACCAAAGTTAGCGGCAGAAGGTACGCTGTGATTGTGGGATTCCATTTGGTCAGCCTGTGCAGAACCAAAAGAACGACTGGCATCAATTCCACGGCCGTCATCCCAACCTCTAGGAAACTCGCCGCGAAGGTCGGGGACATTAAAAGTAGAAGATCCATCGCCACTACCAAAAGTTGTACCAATTGCCGTAAACAAATCAGAGTAAGTTGTTCTTGATATAGCAGCGCCGTTAGCCTTAATAAAGCCTGTAGGGGCTGTATTAGCTGAATGATAAATTACTGTACCAACTGCAGCTGATTCACTTGCACCATCTGTAATTCCGTAGCCGGCTAAGGTAGTTGGAGTACTTGTTAAATCGGAGAATGCTACACTACCGCCTCCGGCTCCTCCTCCACCCGATGCTGAATTCCTAATTCCGTACATTACTATTTCGCCCGAGAAGATGTTCCCTGACGAAAAAAAGAATCGAATCGCATCGACCGCTGTTGCTTGCTTGTAAATATTACCAGCCCCAGCATACGATATTGTTTGTGTCGTTACTCCATTATTTCGTGTATATATCAAATTAACGGTATCTGCGAACGTGTATTCATCAGTTAAATGTAGCGCATATAAATTAAATAAACCACCTACACCATAGCCATGTGTATTAGTCCCCACACTATCAGCTAATACAAACGCTGTTCTAGCACTACCAGCCGTTTCATAATTTCCACTAGTGGCAGAATAAGTCGAACTTCCAGTTGGCCTTAAGCGTGCAAATAAGTTTGCACCATTTGTATCAGGTATGACATTTTGAAGCGCAAAGACATAATGATCATACTTAGTTGCATCAAACTGTGTAAAGCTAACATCAGCCACATTACTTAAAGCCCCTGATGAAGCAATGAATTCCATTGCTCCGCCACCGCTACCACTGCCACCATCTGTAATTCCGTAGCCGGCTAATGTAGTTGGAGTACTTGTTAAATCTGAAAATGCTACACTAGCACTACTACCTGATGCAAACGTTGCTTGATTTACCCAGTTCGTGCCATTGTAGGTCCAAGTTTTTGATCCTAAAACATAGGTGTCACCGGTCGTTGGATTTGTTGGATATGCCATTTCTGTTTCTCCTGATTATATATTTATAAAGGTTTATCTGGCCAAGTTACATTTGTAGGAAACCCTGACTGTTGTGGTACATTTAATAAGTCAGTTCTATATTGTGTCCACTCTGTTTGCTTATCAGATGTAAGTTCTGCCCAACGTAAAGGGTTAGTTACTATAGGGTCCAATTCTTCTACTAACTTCTGGTCACGTTGACTTCTTAGATTTGCTTCAAGTTCTGCATCTAACTCTGCCTGAGTAGGTGCTACATAAGATGTAAAGTTTGTGCTTATCAAAGACATTACAGCATTGTTATCGATAGTCATATCAGTGTCGCTAGGGTCCAAAGTGTAAGGTATCCAACCGTAATCGGGATGATTAATTTCTACATCATATGCAGTATTCTCTACGTTAAGTGATTGTGCATTACGCACTTGTGTAATTGTAACAGACATTATTGTTTCTCCTTAATATTTAATACAAGCTAGAAATGCAATGTTTCTTGGACGTGTTTCTGAACCTCCAGAGCCGCCAATATGTTGCCCATCAGTATTTGATGGTGTTCCTGTAAACGCTGACCTGTTTGCTTGACCTCCATTACTGTCCATGAGTATACCGCCGCCGCCAGTATCGTTGGTAACATTAAATTCAGTGCCCCGCCTTGAAGGGTGACCGTGTAGCTTAAATTCATCAGCCTGTGCAGAACCAAAAGAACGACTGGTATCAATTCCGCGCGCGTCATCCCATCCACGCATAAACTCACCACGAAGGTCGGGGACATTAAAAGTAGAAGATCCATCACCAGCGCCATACGTAGTGCCTATTGCTGCAAACAAATCAGCATAAGTTGTTCTTGATATAGCAGCACCATTAGCCTTAATAAAGCCTGTAGGGGCTGTATTAGCTGCATGATAAATTAATGTACCGGCAGGAACTGATGCACTTGATGAACTTGCAGCATCAGTAATTCCATAGCCTGATAATGTAGTTGGAGTACTTGTTAAATCTGAGAATGCTACATCTGCAGATACAGTTTGTGAAAGTCCTAATTTTACCCAGCGCGAACCATTGTATTTCCAAGTTTTTGATCCTAAAATATATTCATCACCTGTTGTCGGGTTTAATGGATATGGCATTCCTTTTTCTCCTAATTATGCATACTCTATTCGGGTGAAGTGGGCCATGTTATTGTGTTTGGAAATCCTGCTTGAGTTGGTACGTCCCGTAAAAGTTGTCTGTATGTTGCCCAAGCAGACTTATCTACAGGAGAGTCATCAACCTGTGTCCAATCTGAAGTTATCAATAGTCCGTCACGCTTTCCACGGGCTAAAACTTCTGGTGCAATAGACTCAGGTTCTGGATCAGGTTCTACAATGGGTATATTCTCTACAACCCATCCTGAACCATCCCACTTAGCAAGTTGGCTGTCAGTTATTGTTGGTGGTGCAGTCTGTACGCAACCCGCTGGAATAAGCCAGTTAGTGTCATCTAAAGGGTCTTGATCTGCTGTTGTAGTGCCTACATAAACACCATTTAAATCTGTCTGATATACGTTCATACCAATGTCTCCTTAATATTTAATACAAGCTAGAAATGCAATGTTTCTTGGACGGGTTTCTGTACCACCAGTATACCCCTTTGAACCGCTATTTGCTTCAGAACTACTCCAATAGTCATTATGAAATCCTCACAAATAAACTGCCGGATACGTTTGCGTTACTTGCAGTGGTACCTTGATTATAATAGCCTATGTTTCCCATAAGGCGCCAAGTTCCTGATAAAGTAGAAGTACTAGATCCACTCCAGCCACTAGTACCGGCATAAGTATTAGCAGTAGCAATTGAACTTCCTGAGAAAGTAGCACCTCCATTGTGAATGCCAAGACCAGTATAGAACCCCAAACAATAAGTTCCAATGGCATTAAAGGTTGTACTACTTGATGCAGATGTAAATGTAAATCCAGCACTACCGTCTGTTGTTAGTACTTGTCCGCTTGTTCCATCAGTAATACTTAGGTCAGTTAATACCGACGGTGCATCTGTAATTCCGTAGCCAGCTAAAGTAGTTGGAGTACTTGTTAAATCTGAGAATGCTACATTAGCGACTACGCCAGTAACCTGTATCCAATTTGATGCATCATTACTATAAATAAACAGTTCTCCAGTTGCGCTGTCATCAAACCAAAAAGTACCATTTAAAGGTGCAGCTGGAGGCGATGCGCCTATTGTTGAAAAAGAAGTGATTGATCCAGTAACCTGTATCCAATTTGATGCACTATCACTATAAATGAACAGTTCTCCGTCTGTTACATCATCAAACCAAAAAGTACCATCTAAAGGTGCAGCCGGTGGTGTTCCACTTATAGCTGAAAAAGAAGTGATAGACCCTGTGACCTGTATCCAATTTGATGCGCTATCGCTATATACAAACATTTCGCCGGCTGTTACATCGTCAAACCAGGCTGTTCCATTTGCAGGTGAAGTTGGGGCGTTTCCACCGATAGTAATGCCTACACTCCCGATTACTGACGGATCAACTGTTACTACTCCAGCATTATTCATTGTAATATCACCAGATAATGCTGCAGCAGTAAATCCTGCTCCATTATTAATTAAGATTTGAGTATCTGTTAAAGTTTTTGCTGATATATCTCCAGCTGCAGCTCCGTCTCTAACTAGAATTGAATTGGCGCCTGCATCTTGAATTTTAGCATATGTAACATTATCATCTAGAATTTTAACAGTAGTAACAGCGTCATCTGCAATCATTCCAGTTTGCACTTGAGTCTCTGTTATAATTCCATTTGCGGTTGAACTTCCAAGAACTTTGTTTGCGCCTACAACATTTTGCATTTTAGAATACGTAACAACATCAGGTTGAATTGTAACAACACCAGCATTTGTCATAAGAACATCTTGAGATAAAGCAGCAGATGTAAAACCATTGCCATTACCAATTAAAATTTGTTCATTAATTATTTCTTTATCAGACAAAGCTCCGGCAGAATTTGCATCTCTAACTTTAATTGTATTTCCCGGAGCAGGGCCTATACTTAAACCATTTGAATCCTGTGTTAATCCAGTTCCAGCTAAAACATTAAATACACCTGAAGAATCTCCACTAGTTGATTTGGTTATTCCAAGACCTGCTGAGTAGAGGCCTTTTTTATCAAATGCAAAATTCATAGCTTCTACAAAATCAGAATCATGACCAGTAAATTCAGAAGATAAATCATCTAAATCACCTATCAAAAGACTGAGAGCATTTGTCTTTATTCTCCAAGTGTTGATAGTGTCACTTAAGTTTACAGTTATGCGTCTAGCCATTAAAATTATACCATTACTTAAATTTTATATTATATGTGTATTTATATGTAGAAAAATATAAATAGTAGTAGTTAAAGGAGTTTAATATGGCAGAATTAACAACTAACATTAATTTTCTACAAAGTACGCAGTTTAAAGTAATAATTGATAGAAAAAAATTCGGCAATTTAGAATTTTTTGCTCAATCATTTCAGCACCCTGGTGTTACGGTTACTTCTGCTCCAATGGCGTATAAAAGAATTTCTACAGTTGGTTTGCCTGGTGACACTTTAACCATTGATGAATTAGGTTTTGAAGTAATAGTAGATGAAAATATGAATTCTTACATCGAGATGTATAATTGGGCAAAATCTCAAACAGAAGATAGAAGAGGAATTCTTGGTGATAATCCTTTATATCGTGACATACCATCTCCAACAGATACACATGAAGCAGACATCACTGTTTTACTATTAACAAATTCGAACAAAGTTGTTAAAACAATAAAATATATTGATTGTGTTCCAACGTCACTAAGCTCATTAAATTTTGCTGCAACAGTAGGTGAACCATCACAGGTTACATTTCAAGCCTCATTTAGAAATGAGTATTTTACTATAACTTGATGTATATATATTTTTATATTATGGAGAAATGATTTGTTAACACTTGAAAATATACTTGAAGAATGGCAGACCGACTGCGAAATAGATGAAAACAATTTAGATAAAAGTTCAATTGAAATAGCTAAGTTGCACGCAAAATATCTTGAAATGTTATCTATTACAAAACTCAAGCTAAAAAAGACAGAACTTAACCAAAAAATATTGCTTAAAGAAAAATGGCTTTATTATAATGGAAAGATGACTGAAGATGAACTTATCGAAAAAGGATGGGAATT